TATCCGAGGCGACGGGGCTGGTGGACTTTTCGGTGGCGTTTGACGCCGTTTGCGTGAATCCCAAAGAAGGGAGTCGTTTTGGTGGAAGAGTGTGTTTGGTGTTTGACATGGGAGTTTTGATCGATGTGGCGGGCATTTTCAAGATCTTGGTGCCTATTTGCGAAGGAAAGATGCGGATTCGCCGCGACGCGGACGAAGCAGAACTAGAGGTGATGCACGAGACGACGGAGGACGGTTCGCAGATCAAGAGCGTGTCAGATGATTCCATCAATTTGACAAAGGGATCTCTTGCGCGAGTTGTTGTGTCTGGAGTGCAGTACAACCCTGACACAAACGTTTTCAATTGCTTCGGAGACCTAATTATTTAATCGCTTGAAATAAAATGGACGCTAAAAGTTGCAGAATATGTCTAGACGTCGAACCGTTAGACGATCTTTTTTCACCCTGCAAGTGCAACGGTTCAGTTAAGTATGTTCACCGAGAGTGTTTGGCGACGTGGGTGAAGACGACGAACAATCCCGAATCAAAAAAAAAGTGTATGATGTGCCACACGGAGTATATCAGATCATCTCCTGGAACTCACGCGCTGTTTAACTTTTGCACTATGATAGATCACAACGCATTCATCATATTTTGTTTTAACTTCAGCACGTCTATAGTCGTCGTGCTGATCTCAACCTTTTTCGTGGACGATATCTACCCGAATCACCAGCTGTTCTTGTACGGTTTGGCGATGTGCGCAGTGAACAGTCTGCTGGTACTGATTGAAATTTTTTACTGCTTATCTTTGTTTTGTTATTACAGACTCACGTTCAGGCCGGTTTTGCCTCGAATGTGTCAAGTCGTCGCGTCGCCCACTTTTTTGATTATGGTAGGGCTTCCCATAGCAACAGTCACGAAAGAAGTAGCCATACTGATTCTTTTGGGTTTTGTCGTTCTTCTGACTTTCAGCATTGCGGTGTCTATGGTGTTCACTGCGTTGGACAAGCAAATCATCGACTCGCACACGTCGAAAATTTTGCCCTACCCCGTTGTCGAGGTAGAAGAGAAAGAAGCGACATTCGTCGAAATAGGCGAGGAAAGTGTCATCGCCATCAACCAGTTTTGCATTCCAGAGCAGCTGTGGAACTCTCTCGAATTCGAGAACGGGATGGTTCTGCAAGCCGTGATTGACGAAGAAAAAATAGCTGTGTAAATAAAAATAAATTATGGAACACAAGCTAGACAATTATATGAAAATGAGACGTTCTACAATTGAAAGGTGCATTTATCCCGACTGCAAAGAGTCGATTGTGAAAACGTCCAACACCATCTTTTTAGCACCTTGCTACGCGGCGGACGGGACGTCAGCGAGTTTGGTCTGTTTCGACCGCGTCTACAAGGGTTCTAACTCTGTGCAAGAAGACGATTTGGCCAGTATGGATGAAAACGGTCAAAGAAATACGGTGTCCCGTCAGTGAAAATGATCCGTTTAAAGGGGTGATTGCTATAATCAGAAATACTTAAAGATGAACTTCGACCTATTTGACACAGCACTTAAAAACTTCGAACATTTCGAAAAGCTCAAAGAAGCAAAACGAAATGCGGACAACGGGGACTGCTGCGCTCACGTAAATGTAGAAAACAGAGGCGGTGTGGAAACGTGCACCACGTGCGGCGTAGTTCTCAAGCATAACATTATGCACGACAGGGAGTGGCGAAACTACTTGAACTCTGGAAAAAAAGATCCTACCCGCGTTCAAGCGCGCAAGAGAGAGGAAAGGAGCATTTTCAAAGACGTGCAGGGGCTCGGCTTTTCCAACAAGATCATATCTATCGCCAATGAGCTGTACTCCGACGTGTCGAAGGGTAGAATCTTCCGCGGCAACTGCCGCAAAGCCATCATCTTTGCTTGCATTTTCCACGCATACAAGAGCGTGGGTCAGCCCAAAACGCACGAAAACCTCATCAAACTGTTCAAGCTGAACCGAAAAGCGGGGTTGAAAGGCTTGAAGCACGTGACGTTGAATTCGACGTCTCCTCTCCTGCGCGGCGGTCATATAACGGCGGAGCATTTGATTTCCGAAATAATGAACACTTTTTCCGCGTCCGACAAGCAAAAGCTGGAAGTGGAGGGACTGTACAAGCAGATCAAAAACCGAAGTTCGAACTTGAATCGAGCCCGTCCAAACAGCGTCGCTTCGGGATTGGTATACTTCTGGATCAAGTCGTCGGGAATCCCCATCACGCTCAAGGAGTTTGCCGACTCCTGTAACTTGAGCGATATCACCATCGTCAAAATCTCAAAGGAGGTGGAAAAGATTCTGTCGAGAAAGAAGAGAGCCACTCAGAGAAGATGATTCGGGTTTGTAGAGTTTTTATACAGTATTTGTATAAAAAGAATTAACACCGATATCTCTCTTTTGTGTTCAAATCCGTGTATCGCAGAGTTGCTTCGTGTGTAGCTTCTCTATGAACGGGAGGCGCCTTTCCCGCGTCGTTCGCCTGCTTCCATCGAAGAGCGCAGAGACACCACTTGTCTCCGGCGACGAGACCTGGAAACCGCGACCCGGGATTCGGAGTGCTCAGGTCGTTTCCCATTTGTTTCGTGTAGTTCAAAAACTCGTCTGTCATCGTGGCGCAAACAGTGTGAGTTCCTGGATCGTTGGTATACATTCTGCAGTATCCGTCTCTGGTGTACCCGGTCACCGGATCCAAACTGCACACCTCTAGAGGATTTCCGTTTACATTCATAGTCGTATTTATTTATATTGAATTAATAGTTCATGTGAAACTGGAAAAGATTGCGCGTGCTGTCTATTTCTGCGTTGAGGGGGGCGTGGCTTCGCAGACCGTGGTCGTTGAAGTCTCCCAGAACAGTCGTCCACGCGGAAAGTCTTCCGTTGATGTTTTCCATTTCAAGAGTGTTGCGCACGTTGTCTACAATGAGGGTGATCGTTTGGAGGACGACCTTTTCATACATTCCGAGGTTGTTGTTGGGTATGTTGTACTTGCCCGCGTAAATGTCCCCTGTTTCCGCGCGGTAGCTGTCCACCATTTTACTCAAAACGCTGATGATGGTCTTGTCGGGGACCACCACGGGTCTTCCGTTGGCGAGATCTTTTCCGAGAAAGCGCGTGATCGACTTGGACATTCTTTTTATCGAGGCGTCCGAGAAGAGCGAGTCGAGAGCCGCGTTGCAGTCGTTTGAATTGGGCGAGAATCCGACGTATCGGAGAGCGTCTCTGTTTCTGGCGCAACTCCTAGGGTTTCCCGGATCTCCCTTCATTTGATTGGGAGATTGTTCGTAGGCCAATCGAGCTAAATTTGTATTCAAGTCCATTTACTTTATTTAGGTTAAAGTTTTATTTAAACAATCTTCACAGAACAAGAAATGAGCCATATTGTTCCTCTGTTTTTAATTTTCAGTTCCAAGTCTCACATTTGCAACGAACTGATGGACTTACTCGAGTATCACCGTGTCGAATACTCGCCTTTGTGTATTGATTCCGCGGTTGCTCGGTCTAAATGCAAATCTTGGGGTGTTTCTGTGATTCCGACGATCATCGACGTGTCCAGGGGTCATGCCGAGTTTTGCGAGGGTTTTTGGGCGTGCAAGGATCTAGTGACGTATCTGTCCCGCCGACCCTCCGTGCCAGCGCCTGTCGTCAGAAAGCGTCCCCGCTACATAATGGCTAAACCCGACCCATTTGATATTGTGTCGGATGCAGCCCCACATCGCAACGAAACCGCAGCTCCGCATCGCGACGAAGTCTCAGCAAAGAAAAGCAATACTACGCCCGATCCAGTCTCAAAACAGGGCGCGAGCAGTGTCGCTCCGCATCAGTACAGCGGACATCCCGATCCAAGACCCGATTCGGACGAAGTGGGGCACATCGACCCAGAACAAGACTTTCTAGACTTGAGCGTTTCTCACGAGAAAGAGAGCGTTTCGTCGTTGTCCGATTTGTTAAACACCAAACCGAAAGAAGATGAAGAGATCCTGACCAAGATAGAAGATATAAACGATCCTCACGAAAAGCAAAAATTAAAGTTAGATTCGTTTCATAAAAAGAAGCGTGTAAATGCCGAAAAGTTGGAGAAAAAGGCAAAGCGTATAAACGAAGAAAACCTCAAAGAGGATCTTCTCGCCAAAGCAAAGCGAATGCAAAAAAACCGAGACGTCGACGATACAGCCCGACAACGCAGCCAGCCCAAAGTGCCCGATACCGCAATCGATACTCTGAATCTATCTAGACCTTGAAGAATAATCGTAGGCTAGTTGGAAAAAGTCTCTGTACAGCTGCGTTTTGTTGCTCATTTTAATTCTTCTTCCGGGAAAGTGTACACGCAGTATGTGCACGAGTTCGGCAAAGTGGGCATTCACATCGTCGTAGTATTCATTCACCCACTCTTCCCTATCTAGCCACTGTTCTCCTCTCACATCTTCCTCCGCCACCATCAAAGAGGCGTACGATCGGCCGCTCAGTTTGAACGCCTCTGAATTTAAATTGTAGTTGAAGTAGTCATCGCCGTTTTCTTCTTCCGACGAGACTGGCTCGCATTCTACATTTTCCGTTGTTATCGCGTTTTTGAAATCCATGTTTATTTCAAAGAGAGTATGTGTTTAACTTCAAAAGTTTATTTTAGAGAGGTATTTGTAGTTCAGCCAGCCTACGAAAGCGCAAATGAGAACAAACGAGAGCACGACGAGTCCGCCGTACACGATCGACTTGTCAGCCCATACGACGAGAGCTGAGGCGATGGCGATCGAAACAACGAACCCGACCAGAGCCGAGTAGATGATGACATCTCTGGATGTGGTTTTGGCGTTGGGCAAGTACACTCCTATTGCCGACGCGAGGACGAGAGCCAGAGACATTGCCGCGATCAAGTGCACGAGCAGTTTGGGTTTGGTCACGGCCGTGCCGAACCAAACCCACGACAGTGCAAAAAAGAGGAGGAACGACACGAGCGATCTTTTGAGACCGTTTCTGCTGTCCATATCCGTCCCAAAGAATACTAGATTGGCTTTTGGCATTTTATTTTCAGAATAAATAAAATGGGTAATTTAATTTCACTTTGCAATGCTTGCACTGGTAAACGCGAAAAGAAGAAGAAGTAAAAGTACTAGTTCTCCTTTTCTTTGTTCGTGGCCAGCACTTCTTGGTACTTGTCGGCGAGAAGCACAAACGACTCGAACCACTTCCACATTGTTTCTTTGTCGTCTTTGTCTAGATCGGACAGCCACAGTTTCCTGAAGTGGTTCACAGTTCCGCCGGATATTGCGTAGCTGTCGCCGCCTGCTTCTATGGAAAAGATGTCGTTGTCTATAAAAAATTGCTCATTCTTATCAGCGACCATTTTTTTCAAAAGGCCGTTGTTCTTTTCTAGTTTGAACACAAAATTTTTCATAGTGACTTCTATTGGAATTTGGTCTTTTAGAAAGATTCTGGCCAGAATCAGTCCTGTTTCTTTTGGAAACTGATCGATTAGCTCATCCATAAAAGACACGATCGACTGCTTGAAAACAGATAATACTTGTCCAGATGTAGTAGTAGTAGTCATTCTCTTTGTTATAGCACAACCTGTCTTTTAAAATACCTTTTGCAAGAGTGCCTTTGCAAATAAAAAAAAATAGAGTAAAGAAATGCACGAAGGAGTAACATATTTAGACAGATTGCCCAGCGCTAATCCCCAACTTTCGGAACTCCCTAGCTACTCCACCCCTCCCCCGGGAATGGGTTTCGAAGTGCCTCAGCCTGGTCCTGCATACAATCCTCACCGCGACAATGATTACTCAAAATACATCAGAAATCACGCTCGACGAGGTGGAATGGATCAAATGAGCGGAATGGCTATGGATATGGGGCCGAACGTCGGCGGGTATGTGCAAACGGGTCCGGGGGGATATCATATGCCAGTCCAGAATTCGAGGGAATATTTCGCGGAAGCTTCTCCGGCAACAGACAGCTACGATTTCGACCAGAAACCGGCCGGCGATGCGTCCAAGCCGGCTACGTCGGCGCAAGAGAAAAAGAAAACTGAGTGTTCTTGTAGAGAAATATACGACCACATCAGCGGGTGCAACATTTGCAAATCCTTCTACATGGAAGGCAGGAACAACGCCATCCTTTACATCATAATAGTTTTGTTAGTGTTGATCATTGCATTTCTTACTACAAAAGTATATGACATTCATCTTAAAAGATAATTCTACCCATTTTAAACATGAGCGATAAACCTTTTGAAACCCTCTGTCTTGCCGGAATGTCGACAAAAGCTCTTTTAGCCTTGGGTGCTACTCAATTTCTTAAAGATACGAAACGTTTGTCTACCATCAAGCATTTTGTCGGAACTTCGTCGGGCGCGATGATCGCATTCTTCCTGATCATCGGGTACTCGCCGGCCGAGATACTTTCCTTTATTTGCGTGAACCAGGTGATAGAGAAGCTCTCTCACTTCAACATTGTCGCGATGATGGACGGCCGCGGCGCGGCCTCCTGGTCGAAGATACAAGAGATCATCGAAAAGATGACGGTTCAGAAAATAGGCTATCTTCCCACACTAAAGTCTTTGAGAGAAAAGTTCAACAAGAGCTTTACAATAGTCACGTTCAACTTGACAAAGAACAAGACAGAATACATCTCCGACACGAGCCACCCCGAACTGCCCGCGCTGGTGGCTCTCCGTATGACAGCCAACCTGCCTTTTGTTTTCGAGAAGTACCAGTATCAAAACAACTACTTCATAGACGGAGGGTGCGGCGTCAATTTCCCGCTCAAGAAGGCTGAAGATTACGGAGGTCGAGTGATCGGAGTGAAAGTGAAAAATCCCAAGCCTAAGCCGGAAGAGAAGGAGAATGGCAAATCTTTTCTGTCCTACATGTACCGCGTTCTGATGCTTCCCATCGGCGAAGTAGAAAGGCTTCAAATCGAATCGGCTTTGCCGGACACAGCGGTAGTGACTCTGTCCGCGCACCGCGTGGTGAGAGCGTTCGATTTCAAGGTGTCTAACAAGGAAAAGATGGATATGTTTTCTTCCGGGTACCAGCAGATGCGGGATCACTTTGAAGAGAAAGAGGAGAAATAAACCTCTGGGCGGTAAAATGAAAATAATTTTATTATTGGAAAATGTCAATAACAAAATGTCAATTGCTTTCAAGTTGTCCAATTTGAGTGTGCCAACCAGAGAACTCATCTCTGAGGAACTTAGAGTTGATGCGAATGCGGACGCCGAACCTAAACGCTTTTTCAAACAGCGGTCTAAGCCTAAAAAGTGGGTGTATCCATACTTGCTGGAGAACGACAGCATCGCCCTTCCTATGGCGTGGGCTCTCAAAAACGTTCCCAGCGCAACCCGACGCCCTCGTTCCGACTTTACACAGATTTCGTTCAAGTATACGGCGAGTCTCAGACAGCCTCAGACGGTCATCAAAAAGGAGGCGCTCCGGCACCTGAACAAGCGCGGCACCATTGTGGTGTCGGCCTTTCCGGGTTTCGGGAAAACTGTCACGAGCATAGCGCTGGCGAAGAAGATAGGAATGAAAACGCTGGTCTTGGTGAACAAGGTGATTTTGCTCGGACAGTGGATAGACTCCATAGAGCAGTTCACCGACCTGAAGAAAGGGGTGGGGGTGGTGAAAGTGGCTCCGCCATCCAAAACCCAGCGAGAAACGCCGGATAAGCTAGAAAAGTGGAAACGCAAAACGCAGAACGCGTGCATAATGGTGATGAACGCGCTGACTGTGAGCAAGCTTCCGTTTGACTTTTTCGACGACGTGGGGTGCCTGATCGTGGACGAGTGCCATCAGTTGATGTCTCCGTGCTTGTCGAAAGCGCTTCTTTACATTCATCCTAGGTACGTCATAGCGCTCAGCGCCACGCCTTACCGGAGCGACGGACTGAACACCCTTCTCAACTTTTACTTTTCCGAAGAGAAGCTAGTTCGGATTTTGCACAAGAAGCACGCGGTCTACGAGATTCGAACCGGATTCAAACCGATCGCGGATCAAACAGAGCAGGGTCGACTCGACTGGAATGGTCTTCTCAACTCTCAGAGCGAAAACGAGGAAAGAAACGAAATGATAACGGAGGCCGCTCTCAAACTGAGCAAAACTCGAACTATTTTGATCCTGACCAAAAGGGTAGATCACGCGGCTCTTCTCGAAAGCAAGCTCAAGTCGAAAGGCGTACGCGCAGACGGTTTGTACGGGACGAAGAAAACATTTGACCGTTCGGTGAACATACTCGTCGGCACCTCGTCCAAGATAGGAGTGGGGTTTGATCACAAAACGCTGGACTGCCTGATTCTGGCGTCGGACGTGGAGGCTTACTTCATTCAGTTTCTAGGGCGCGTGTTCAGGCGCGAGGATGTGAAGCCTATCATTTTAGACTTCGTGGATACCAATCCTGTTCTTCGAAAACATTTCAGAACACGAAAGTCGGTGTACACCAAACACGGCGGAGAAATCGTCACCATAAAAGGAAAGGACAATTTGTCCCGATGGTTGAACAAAAAATAAATATTGTTTTAATGAAAATATGCCAGGAAAAACTACATCTTGCATGAACTGCCCCGCCCTTTACGACACTGTTAGAAACGTGAACCTGACTGGAGGCAGACAGATCGTCCCTGTGTGGGCTCCGATCACGACGGACGCCCTCACGCACGGAAGCGAAGCGCTCGCCCACTCGAAGGGCGGATACTTCACCATTATGGACGCGTACGGTCAAAATGCCGCCTGCTGCGACCAAAAGTACGCCACCACGGGCTGCCGCGATCCCAACCCGCGCCAGAGCAGCTGGGGATATTAAGTCTAATCACACCTTTTATTTGCATTTCAAATAAAAAGATAAAAACGAATGAGTTTTCTCAATGACTCAGTCGTACACCTGCACTTAAAAAGAAGGCTTCTCATTAAAAAATGACCAACCCAGTTTCTACTACTACACGCAAGGCTAAGGCCGCGCGTTCTCGCAAAACGTCCAAGAAGACTTCGACGACCTCGTCCAAGTCCTCTGCCAAGGTCAAGAAGACCGCCAAGAAGTCCGTTGTTTCGAAGAAAGTCGTCGAAAAGCCGCCGTCTGTAGACACGAGCCCGCCCACCACCACCAGCCAAACCGAGGATATTCCAAAGCTCGAAGCCACTCGGGAGTCTATCGTCCAGTGGTTCGACAAGACCATTTCGGACGTCGAAGAGCAGATCAAGACCCTCCGTCAGAGCAAGTGCCCCGGCGGAAAGTTCCTCAAGTCTCTGAACAAGACGCTCAAGGGGCTCAAGTCGAAGTCCGTTCGCGTTATGGGCAAGAAGCCGAAGAAGCGCACGAACGTGAACTCTGGGTTCCTCAAGCAGGTGCCCATCTCCAGCGAGATGAGCAAGTTCATCGGGTGCAGTGCCGGCGAGCTCAAGTCCCGTGTGGATGTGACCAAGTGCATTTGCGCTTACATCAAGGATCACAATCTCCAGAATCCAAAGGACAAGCGGGAAATCCTTCCAGACACCAAGCTGAAGAAGCTTCTCCGCTGGTCGTCAAAGGATGAGCCTCTTACCTACTACCGGGTTCAGAGCAAGCTCAAGCACCACTTCCAGTAAAACTGCCGCCACAAAGCTTAATTATAATAGATTCAATTTATTATAATATACACGGTGTCTCCTGCTTCGCGATGACGCGAAGCGTCTGCTTCGCGTCTGATTAAAACATGATCGAGTCTTTGTACCACGCGATGTACTCTTTTACTGCCTTTTTGCTGTTTTTCAAAAGTGAATTGTGTTGTGTCAGCTCCTTTATAATTTCATCATCGTCCACAAGAGAAGGGTTCAAATAGTAAAAGTCTTCAGTGTTCTCAAATAACCTTTTCCTGCTCAAATCCACAATGACAATTCCGTACTCCTGTCTGCTTTCATAACTACTCCCTACATACAGGATATCACCTGTAATCTTACCAGTATCTTTGATGTACTTCGTGACAGCCTCATCTTCCGGTTCGATGCCCGTGCCATAGTCCCATTTAGAATAACCGGGGTTCACGTCATCCCACGCGTCGAAGAAACCTGGCACTTTTCGTTTAGACTTTGCCTTTTTAGTTTCTTTTTTCCACCTCTTTGTGCCATTCTTATTGGTCACGACCTCCCACATGTTTCCGTCGTTTCCTGTTTTACGCGTGCCCACATTGAACAATGTTGCCGACTCTGTTGGACCCTTTCGCCCCTTCTTCGCCTTGGCCGGACTCTTCGCTTTAGTCGGACTCTTCTTTTTCCGTTTGCTTTCCCTGCACTTTTTAGTTTTCGCGTCGTAAACTAAACCTTTTTCTTTGCATTCTTTTCTCAGCTGAGCAACCGTCTTTTTCTTAACTTTGCTCGCCTTCTTGACCGGACTCTTCTTTTTCCGTTTGCTTTCCCTGCACTTTTTAGTTTTTGCGTCGTAAACTAAACCTTTTTCTTTGCATTCTTTTCTCAGCTGAGCAACCGTCTTTTTCTTAGCTTTGCTCGCCTTCTTGGCGGTCTTCTTGGCCTTGACCGGACTCTTCTGATCTTTGCGCGCATCGGCCTGCGCCTCCTTGTAGTAGGAAAGAGTGTCCAAGTATTCATCATACAACATGTCGTAATCTCCTCTTTGTACCATTTCATCGGGGGATAGCATCCAGGTGTCCGGATTTCGCATAAAAAAATCTTTCTTTTCCCCTAAGTCGATTGCTATACTCGACATCTCGTCATACATTTTATAAATTGCAGCGACAACCTTCTGAGCATTTTTAGGAAATGTGGGTTTTATCTTTTTGACTTTCATTTTATCTATAAAATGAAAAAAAAAATAAACCCTTATTTGATTGATCTACTTGCCCCTTGATTTAGACCTGCGTCTAGATCGACTTCTGCGCCGCTTTCCTCCGTGCATTCTACGGGACTTGCTGCGTCTAGATCGGCGTCTGGATCGGCGTTTGGAACGGCGTCTGGAACGACGTTTGGAACGGCGTCTCCCCCCCTTCATTGACTTCTTTTTGGAGCGTCGTGGGCTTTTTCTGGGTTTGCTGCAGGAACGCCCATCCTTTGTTCTGTGCTTCAATGGGCGCGTGCCGGCGGGGCAGTTTTTCCTTGCTTCGGCGTGCGCTTTTCTCGCGGCAATCATCTGAGCTTTGGTTCGACGCGCCCGTTTGGATCCGGATTTACGAGGACTTTTTCTCGGTCTACTGCAGGATCGCCCGTCCTTTGTCCGACGTTTCAGAGGACGGGTACCGGCGGGGCAGTTTTTCCTTGCTTCGGCGTGCGCTTTTCTCGCGGCGACCATCTGAGCTTTGGTTCGACGGACACGTTTTCCGCCAGACAACTTACGTCGTCGACTGCGTCTTTTAGATTTTCTATAAGTCATTTATTATAGAAAATTTTATTTTTGATACACGAACAGCTTACCGTCCATAGTGGCAAATTCTGATCTGTCTTGAATCATCTTGTTGTAACCTCCGATTTTTTCGACATTTTTTTCCATGTCATCAAAGTAGTACCAAGTTCTTCCTATCCTAGCGTAGACTGTGTAATGGTAGTCTTTCCATACGACCACCGCCGTTAAGAGTAAAGGTTTGGAACCGCCCAAGTCTAAGCGCCGGTCGGGGAAAACTTGCACGTCGTCCACATACTCCCCTTTGTGGTTCAATCGTGTCAAGTCAAACACGACAAAGGGCGGGTTTACAATTTCAATCTTGTTTTTCCTTTCGTGAAGTTCCACGACATCGCTCAAATCCATACCATCTATCTTTTCCAGACTTCCCGTTTCCAAGTAAATAATAGGGTGTTTTTTCGTCTCTACTTTTCCGTTGGTTTCAATCTTGACGTTCATACAGGGGAAAAGTGCCGCGATGTATTCGATAAAGACCGATGGATCATTCATCCCACTTTTGTCAAATCTTTCAGAGTCGTTCAGTGTCGGGCATTTTTTCGATGCGTTTCTGAGCGCTTGAATAGGCACAGCCCGCGTGGAGTTGCTTTTGCGGTGGTTTCTCAAACGATCTGCCGTCTTTCGAACTAGATTTTGAATCTTCCGGGTAGACGCTAGATCCTTCGCACCGCACGTTTCAACGACCGATCGCGGCGAGCATTCCGGGGAAAGTGAAATGGATCTTTTCACGTTCAACGATGGATTGATAAACAGTGATATCAGAGCGACGTCGATGTAGCAAGAATCATCTTTGTTTTTTAATGGTTGAGACCACATCTTTATTTAATTAGCGAAACTAAAAATGGTTTATCATTTTCAGTTTTTAGACAGATAAAAATGTGCGAAGTTTCAGAAGATATCGCGTGGAAACTTGTCCGAGAATACTTGGATCAAAAGGATGGACTCGTCCACCACCAGATCAGCTCTTTCAACGATTTCATAAACGTAGGAATACAGGATGTCATCGAAAACGAAAACACGATTCACGTCGATCACCCCTCTTACTCCTACACTCTGACGTTTTCGAATCCAACCGTCGGATTGCCCAGCGTGATCGAATCGAACCGAACGTTGAAAGCTCTTTACCCGTCGGGCTGTCGTTTGCGCGATCTGACGTACGAAAGCCCTCTTTTCGTAGACATTGAGGAAAACTTGAAGCTGACGTCTACGCAACGAATCAAGAAAACGAGTCACAAGCGCGTGTTGATAGCCAACATTCCTATAATGCTGCGCTCGAGTCACTGCAGACTGAGTTCGATGTCTAAGGCTGAAAGAGTGAAGCACGACGAGTGCAAATGGGATCGCGGCGGATACTTTGTTATAAAAGGCAAGGAAAGGGTCTTGGTTTCACAGATGCGCGGGATATACAACCGGATTTTGGTGAACAAGAGCAAAAACGGAAAGTACAATTTGTCTTCCAGTATGAGAAGCATATCGGACGCCACAGCCCATTCCGTTCTGGTTTCGTGCCATCTGGCGAAAGATGGCAGAAACTTGCTCTTTTCTCTTCCTTACATCAAAGATCCTATCCCGGCCGGAGTAGTTCTGAAAGTCCTTTTCGGGAATGAATGGGACTCCGTTGCTATTTCCGACAGAGTGTTTCCTGGAGGGTTGAAGTCGTGGGGCGTTTGTCCGTCTGAACCTGCCGGACGTGAAATAGACTACATTCTGACTTGTTTATATCGCGTCGCGGAAAACACAGGCGGCATCAACGCGTGTATCGACTACATCGGATCAAAAAGCCTGTACGCCGTCCGAAAAGATGGTCGTCCCTCATACGTGAAACAAGTGATCAGATACGAGGCTTTTCCGCACCTTGAAACGAATGACTCGGCAGAGGGGAAGAAGTGGCTTTATCTAGCATTTATTCGGAAACTTTTGCTTGTTCACGTTGGAAAACGGACGATCGATGACAGGGACGATTTCGAGTACAAGCGCATCGATTCTCCAGGACAGCTTTGCCTGGATTTGTTTCGCACGCTGTTTAAGCGTTTCGTCAACGCGATCGAGGTGTATCTGGAAAAAAAGAAGCACCGGAGCCCTGACGCGGTTTCATTCATCTCCAGACTAAACACGATAACAAAAGGAATCTTGTACTGCTTTCAAACGGGAAACTGGGGGGTGCGGAAGAGCAACTACATTCGCCAAGGCGTGTCCCAGGTTCTGTCCAGGTTGACTTTCGGCGCGACGCTCTCTCATCTCCGTCGCATAAACATCCCCGCTGCCAAAGAGGGCAGGAACAGCAAACTGAGGCAAATTCACGGCTCTCAGATTATGTTTGTGTGCGGCGTAGAGTCCCCCGAAGGGCAGGGAGTAGGGGTCGTTTTAAACCTGGCTTTGATGACGACGATATCGAAAAAGGTATCTAATCATTTAATCCGAACGGAAATTATGCAAGCGTTGGACGCTTCGAACGTCCAGTCTGTGATGGACGAAATATTGGGGTACTCTGTGCTGTTGAACGGAAAATGGCTCGGGGTCACGCGTAATCCGGAGCTCTTTTCTAAATACGTGAGGAAGTACCCACAGATCCCCAGAGGAATATCGGTGACCGTGGACGCGCTCACGCGAGAGGTCAGAATCTGTTCAGACGCGGGAAGGCTGTTGAGACCAGTGATCGTCACAAAAAATATCAAAATGCTGACCGCAGGAATGAAGTGGGACGAACTGGAACGTCTTAAGATACTCCGGTGGATTGACAACGCCCACGCCGCGCAATCCACCATTTCTTTTGGTAAAACTGCTCCTGTTAAAAACGCGTTGTACACCGAGATTCACCCATCCTTGATAATGGGCGTGATGGGCGCGATGATCCCCTTTCCAGACCATTCGCAGGCTCCTAGAAACGCGTTCCAGGCCTCTATGGGAAAACAGGCGATGAGCATGTTTGCCCAGAGTCTTCACCGACGCGGAGATACCTGCGTCCACGTGCTGGACTACGCGCAGAAGCCGTTGGTCACCACAAAGGCGGCTGAGATTATGGGCTTTTCCGATATGCCCTCTGGACTAAACGCAATTGTGGCCATTGCATGCTACACCGGGATGAACCAAGAAGATTCTGTCATCTTCAATCAAAGTGCAATTGACAGAGGTTTGTTCAGAGCGACCACGTACAAGACATTCACAGCGGAAGAGAAAAAAGAAGGTTCGTATCAGTACTGCAAGCTAGGCAGAGTTCCTCACGAGTACAGGAGGAACGGGCTGGACTACAGCAAGCTAGACGACACGGGAGTGATCCGGCTGAGGACAGAAGCGGGGAATCCGATGCCGGTCTCCAGAGACACGGTGCTCGTGGGGAAAATTTTCATTTTCTCCTCTAAACACTCCGACGAAAAGATTTCAGACTGCTCGTTAGTCGCAAAGAAGGGCGAAGACGGATTCGTAGATCGCATCGAAGAATCTGTCACGCCAGACGGGTACAGAATGGTCAAAGTCATTGTCAGAAAGTCGAGAATTCCGGAAGTAGGAGATAAAGTGGCTTGCTTAAAAAAAAATGCAGAAGTGTTGACCGACGAAGGGTGGATATCTATAGCGGACGTAAAGTTGACACACAAGGTCGCTATCTTGGACGGAGAAAATATGGTTTACGAACACCCTCAAAAGGTTCACGAATACGATTACAAAGGAAAAATGTACAAGCTCAGATCTCAACTGGTCGATCTGACTATTACGCCCAACCACAGAATGTGGGTCAAGAAGCGTAAAGGGGTGCCAACTTCTTGGGAAAATGCTGAATTTGACTTTATGCGGGCGGACGAGGGGTTCGGAAAACGTCTCAGACACAAGAAAACGGCGTACGCGTTTGAACCAGAAAAATGGATCGGAAACACGTTTACCATTCCAGAGATGATAGACGGGAACGGCAAAGTCAGGAGTGATGCGATCGTGAAGATGGATCCGTGGCTTGTTTTCTTTGGAATATTTATTGCAGAAGGATGGACTGCCAAACACCGAGTGTCGATAGCCGGAAATAAACCCCGAGTTCAATCGGCTTTGAACGCGTGCTTTCAACAGTTGCCCTTCGAAATCTCATTCAACGCGAGAAGCAAAAAAATGAATGTATACGACGTTCAATTGGTTAAATATATGAAACAGTTTTCACCGGGTGCTACGAAAAAATTTCTGCCAGATTGGTGCTGGTCTCTGAACAAAGCCCAAGCAAGGCTGTTAATAGAAAGTATGGAGATGGGAGATGGCCACACTTCGAAAAATAATAAGCATACCTACTACACGAGTTCAAAGCGGTTGATGCAAGATTTAACGCGTCTGGCTCAACACGCTGGATGGTCTTCGTTTGCACGCATACAGCCGTCCAAAAAAGCGGGGGCACAGGCAACTATGAAAGACGGTCGCATTATTCAGTCTACGGCAGACCACTGGACAATCACCATTATCAGAACAAAACTGGAACCGACCGTGAATCATGGCCACACGAAGAAGCAGCATAGACAAACCGAAGAGTGGATAGATTACGATGGAAAAGTGTACTGTTTGACCGTTCGAACAGGCGTTTTTCTTGTTCGCGAAAATATGAAACCAGTTTTTACTGGTAACTCGCGCGCCGCTCAGAAATCCACAATTGGAATGGTGTACAGGCAAGAAGATATGCCTTTCACGGCATCGGGGATGGTTCCGGATATGGTGATCAACCCGCACGCGATGCCGTCTCGTATGACCATAAATCAGCTTCTGGAGTGCGCATTGGGAAAAACGTGTTTAGCCAAAGGCGAAATAGGGGATTGTACCGCGTTCAGCACCCCCAACATTGCAGAAAAAATATCCAAAGAGCTGGTGAGACTGGGGTACGACGACTGCACTGAGCAACTCTACAATGGTTTCACTGGAGAACCCTTGGATGCGCAAATTATGATGGGACCCACGTACTACCAACGATTGAAACACTTAGTTTCTGATAAAATGCACGCGAGAGCGTGTGGAACGGTGACCACCTTGATGAGACAGCCCCCGGAAGGTCGGTCGAGGAACGGCGGTCTCCGAGTCGGCGAGATGGAAACGTGGAGTCAGCTCGCGGCGGGATGCTCTCGGTTTTTGAAGGAGCGCGTGTTCGACTGTTCAGACCTGTACACCGTTTCCGTTTGCAACAAGTGCGGCACGATTGCGGACAAGCCTGACATCTGCAAAAAGTGCGACACCTCTAGAATCACCACCGTGAATATGCCCTTCTCGTCGAAACTGCTCATACAGGAACTGCAGTGTGTCGGTATCAAAATTAAATTGGGAGTGAAATAAGTTTTTTTCATTAATAAAATGACAAAAACAAAATCAGGCAAACAAATTGGATTTGACGAGAATACGGCTGATCCAGTTTGTCAGAATATAAGAGGACCACAAGTTGGTCCCCCTTTTGATGTATGGAAAACTTTGTGCGACCGCGCGGGTATTGAGATATCTCAGTGGATTAGAAACCAAGTTCAAAGCAACGCCCAAAAAAGAGCAGCGAAACAGCCTCTTCAGGATCAAGAGCTTGTAATTCCCAGAGCTCAAACTAATCCAGGGTTTACCACGCCAACTTTGACAAACATACAATCCAAGATGATAGCAGACGCTCTTTTTTACTTCCATAGAAACAGTCAAGCGATTGAAACAGGTTTCGCTACGCGATACCCAGTCAACAGGTTTCCAGACATAATTCCTCAGTTTGTAAGAATGCTTGAAAACAATTTTATTAATCCTGACGGTTCTCCTATGTCGTCGAGAGTACACGCGCTTCTCAAAAACAAGGTGTACACGTGCAACGCGTTGAACGGCGGAAGAATTGTTTCTACAGACACGGACATATCGTTCACACAAACAGACGGAACTACTCGCCGCATGAAAGCCGGAGATCCGTGTCAATTTGGAAGTGAATTTGCTGAGTTCACTTTTAAAGATCCTAGGACGGCCCATTCACTATGTGGTCCGTCAAATATTTTTTGCGATGCAATCGATAGTAGGTGTTACACGCAATGCAACTGTGATAAATGGCCGAATGCTTACGAAAATCTTTACCCTCATATTAGCAATTCAAGATACGCGAATCCGGATGGTACTTTTCGAATAAAGTTCTCACCGGAGTACACAACTCTAAATAATAAAAACGATGGATCTTACAAGGTATGCGCCGCGTACGATTATTTGGATACCGGCATTCCTAGAGATAGCAATAGCAGCGATTGCGTGCATAATTGTAATTGCAACTATACTTGCGCATTAGCGCAGGCAGGCGCCAGATATGCTGGATGTTACCCAGACCAGTTCAGTCCATTGCCGGTAAGGCGGGATTTTCCACCCTACTGTACTAGCACGGAGGAAGGAGAATGCGATGAAACTACTCGGTGTGACGTCCGCCAGTATTCGTGCGTAACACCCCATTGAAATAAGTTTTTTTCATAAAGTAAAATGAAAAAAACAAAATCTCCCAAAGCAAAAAGAAAAATGA